CTGCAACTACAAATACATAATTCGAAATTGTTCCGATGGGTGTTGTCGATGATGTCGTAGGTGTATCAGCAAGGGTTTCTAAAACATTTGGGTCGCCACCGTTAGGGCACGTACCTGAGTAAGTATCGTTTACTAATGGCGGCGTTGTTTCCGTTACAAAAGATGTTCCAGCACGGCGACGCAAACCACCTTGAGGCACGATGACAACGTTTTCTGCCGTTTCGCAACCTTGATAGTATTGGTTGATATCTGTACGCCCTTTGAGTAAAGGCGACAGCTCCCCGCTAACGAAGTTGCTTTGAATAAAACGCGACTTCGCCATTAGTACCTCACATTAGTAAACGGATTACTTACAACGCGTTCGGTTGGATATTGTTGAGAGTCCGTGTATCGCGCCATGCGAGACTGGTTTTGATAAGCAAATGCCATCTCGTTTCGTGCTGTCGCGGAATCTCTAATGCTGGCCGCAAAATCCATAGCAAGCGCGTATTCAATCATCTTACAGAAGAATACAGGCCACTCGGATTCTGGGACGTTGGCAATGTAATCGGCGTAAAGCGCCTGTGATGACTGGCTATACAGCTTGTCACCATACAAAGCATACGTGTTGTCAGGGGTTACATTGATTAAAAACAGCATATCGCTAGGCAACTGGTAGATAGAACGCCATCGCAAACTCTTGTCGATGACTTCTTCAGTTGTTAAAGATATCTGTGCAAGGCGACGCGCAAAGCCCCATCGGTGCTTCGTCATTTCGTTTTGCACAATGTTGTCGTAAAGGTTTCGCGCAACCGTTTCACGGCGCGTTCCGCCATCAAGTGAATTAATCGGCGTATCACCAATTAGGATTAACGCATTACTAATAAGCTCAATCTTGGAAGCCATAATCCACCAGAAATAATGCGGTACTCCCCAAAGGTTTCCCGCGTGTTACTTAGCTAATCGCCGCGATAGATACCACGCCAGCCGCACTAATAGCTTGCACTACACTAGCTGTACCGGTTGCGTTACCTGCTGGCTGTTGGCCATGAAGGATAATGTCACCCTTCGACAGTTCCGCCGCCGCGTCGTTAAAGTAGTTAGCGCCACGCTGTGCCGCAATTGTGTCTGCAACGCTTGAGTACGTGAAGACTGAAGGCGCAATGCCTGATAGTCCTGCACCTACGCGTTGGAAGTCATCTCTTTCAAAAGCCATCTCAATAACCCCCTTATGCAGTACGGTCGTAAGTTACTTTAACGAGACCGCCTTCATCGCGAACGACAGAGCCAGCTTTCAACATACCGTTTGAGAGCCAAGCTGTACGCTCAGGAATCCAGTTAATCTCCGTTTTCATGTCGATGCCGATAGCAAGACCGACAGCGTCACGCTGGAAGAACCAGCTATCAACATTGTCACCAGTCTGCTCGAGACCACCTTCGTTACGTGCTTCCAGAATCATGAACTTGAATCCGAGAAGTGTATCGACTTCACCCGAAACAAGTGCCTTTACGTTCTGATAGAACGAAGAAGTTGCCTTCTCGTCATTCAACAGACCGTTAAGACCGCCAGCTTCGATAAGCGCAAAGAGGTCACTGTTCTGAACACCTTGGTCACGCAACTCAACCTGTGCACTAATCAACTGCTCCATAGTGAGGTTGCCAGTTGTAGTGATTGGCGTAGTTAGTGGCGTTGAAGCGTCCATCGCATCAATTACAAGCTGGTCGCAACGTCGTCCGAGAGCACCTGCGATAGTGTTCGCAAGCTCTTGCTTCTCGTCGAAGTTAACATCCTGCTGGTCAAAGATGTCGGTGTACTCTGGAGCGTTCCAGTTTTGCAGAATTGCTGGCTTCAACTCGTGAGTGATATCCATTGGTGTTACCAAATCAGAAGTAGATTTCTGGTTGGCAAGACCTTTGCCCATTCGACGGAAGTTGTACGTGTCGCCGACCACGTTGTTGCGTACTGTGACAGCATTCTTGAGCATTCCCATGCCCTGATATGCCTGCTTGACCATAGTGTCAAACTCTTTCACCGCAACGGCTGAGAGATTCTTTGACATTGTGTTGTCTCCAATTAGTCAAAATAAAAAATAAATTTTGCGGTTTAGAGACTGAGTACCCGATAGCCGGTCAGTCGAACAAACCAAAACTATCGGGCCTTAAAAAAGGGGTATCCGATGAAAGGATTATACCACCTTTTGTTAATATCTAGCCAATTGTCTGCACGTATGGCCTATCTCCGCCATATTCCTGCATCATTCGCTGGATTTTCTTTTCGTGTGCGCTATCAACACTGCGAAGCAACTGGCCATGTTCGTTCTTACGGAACATCTCTGCCTCAATGTCTTCCCATGTTAAGCCGCCAGAAGTAACGTTGCCGTCAATAGGTAACGGCGCGGGTGACGTTGCGTTAATCAACGCTTCAACGAGTTGAATAGAAGTTGCGCTGTTTACTGCATAGCGAACTTCTTCATAGGTATCGGCGTCGAGGTTGTTCTTCAAAAACTGCTCAACGGTTTTGATACGCTCTGGGCCACGCTCGCCAAGCGCCTCAAGTTCCATCTCGAGGTTAACTTGCTCGAGTGCTTCTTCCTGTGCTGTTAATAGTCCCCACGCTTCGTTTAAAGCCGCCTGAGACATATTCTGACGTTGCCCGAAGTCAACTAGCTCCGACCATAATTCGTCGCCCTCGTAGACGTCATCGAGCATTTCGTAGCCGTCTTTGGGTGCGCCGGTAAAACCGCCGAACTTCTTTTCAAGTTCAGTGTATGCGCGGGCCTGTTCTGCCACTGATTTGTATTTGTCGGCTTTGTACCACTCGGGCATTTCGCCGGTGCCTTTAATACCGTCTGATAAGAAATACTCCCCTTCGCTCAATGTAGGCTCTGCGGCGTCTACTAGGGAGGTCAGGGTGTCGTTATTTTCTGCTACGGCCTGTGCTTCTTCAGTCATGGTTATCTCCAAGGATATTTAATCATTTGTCGCTTAGGATTAAGCGGCTGGTACTTGGTTCGAATAATCTCAACTTTGCGATGCCCGTTGAGCAAAGCGCAGTCGTTAACATCGACCCAATCTCTGTGAGCGCCATCCACGAAAACACGGAACGCTCGAAACTTGTGGACGTATTGAAAAACTTCAATGTCGTATTGGTCGGCTATCTTATCTAGCCACTTCAAGTCGAAACCAATTTCCTCAAAGTGTTTAGCGTTAACGCCAAAGACCTTGTATTTGGGTTCGGCTTCTTTAGCTTTAGGCGGTCGCCCACGCTTTGGCTTAACTTCTTCTTTAACTTCTTCGTTCATAGCACCTCTGCCTGTTGTATGTAGTGGAGTATCAAACGAACGACGCCGGCCTCACCGTTATGGTAAGCGGCCTCGTAGTTGATATTTTGGCTATTCAATGAGGTTGCGTTGTCCAACAGGAAACGACGGCTGAGGTCTTGTAAAACCTCCTGCCCATCGTCCGAAGAAAAGCAACGAGCGTACTTCTTAACTAATTCTGATTGTTTTGCCCGTGCTTCTGCCTGTTGTTGGTGCGCTTGCGGGTTAGCCCCGTCAATATCATCCCAACTCATAGGTTTCCTATATTTTGATTTTGCCGGTTAGGTACATTGCCAATTGGCTTTTGCTTAGGGGAAGGTTTTGAGACTGATACGCCTCGATTTCATCGGGGTGTTTTGAGTACCCGTGAATAAAAAGTAACCAAAGGTAACGTGCGTAAAAGCGTACAACGCCAGCTTGTTCTATTTGGTAACAATGTTGCAGTTCATGGCGAAATAATCGCCGGTTATACACTTCGCTTTTTGTGGGGCGCATAAAGATAAACGGCCAAAGCACAATGCCACGGTAGCCAATAGGGAAAAATGAGTTCTTAACTAGCCAAAATCTCATTGGGGCACCTCCTCAATTTGGACACCGGCTTCAGCCGCACGAACTTGCGCGCCAGCTTGAATAATCTGCATTTTCTCAGCTTCAGAACGTACAAGTTCCGCAGGCATACCGGTTTTCTCAGCCGCCCACGTACCAAAGTTCTCAATCTTGTACGCCATTTGCACTTGGTCGGGTCCAGAAGTGCCCAATGTAAATTGAACGGCTTGTTGAACCGATAAGAGGTCTTCTGCGTCCTGCGCTCTCGCAAGCGGTGATGTGAATTTTATCTTAACGTCACGACCTTCCAGCTCAATCGGTTGGATAAGGCCACGACGCGTTAGAATCGCCACCACGCGTTTTAAAATTGGCACCAATATTTCGGTCTGCAATCGCCCGAACGCGCTCCCAATCCGCTGTGCAAGCTCTCGTTGCTCAATAGCAATCTCGGTGGCAGAACGAACAGGGCCAACAGGGTCACGCAGGTCATTAAATAGCGCAAGTTTGATGGCTGTTTGCAGTTCTTGTATCTCAAATTGTGCGAGCGCAAGGTTACTTCCCGTATCTAAGCGTTGAATGGATGGGTTGTTGGTGTTGTTTGAGCCAACAGGGATTACAACAGCCGGTGCAATGCGGATTGTGTAAGGGTTTGTTACGCCATCGTCGGTTGCCGTGTACATTCCCGCCAAATCAATCGCGGCTTTTTGCAGTACAAACTCTTTCGCTTTGTTTAAAGAGCGCACGTCGGGCAATGCCTGCATCGCAGGGCCGCGTCCACGCACCTCACCTGATACTTTTGTGTATCGACCGGTTACCCATGGGCTAGACGTCCCGAAGTTTTCAGACCACGAGATGCGCTGTTCGTCTTGAACCCATAAAACGCCGTAATAATTCTTCGTTTTGGGGTCAAAAATAACGCCTTCGCTTACGTTTACGTCGGAATTTGGGCTGTTCTTGATAGTGCTTTGAATCTTCTGAGACGGTTCAAACCCGCGCCACATTCTTTCCAGCAGTCTCGCCTTTACGCAGAAGCGACGCCAGTGTGTTTCAACGGTGCCATAGGGGCCTTCTTCAAAAGCAATCCCTTTCTGTGGAATCGTGCGAAAACAAAGCGGGTGCGTGTCGTCATCCGTTTCTTCAATCTTCATCGTTGCCGTGCCAACTAACAGGTCGAGCGCGGCTTCGTAAAATTGCGTGTGGAAATTAGAGCGGTTGATGTAGTCAAAGACGATTTCGCACTGCTTATCGAGCGTGGTTCTGATGGTTTCCTCATCAATCCCATAATCGCCGGTTTCCAATAGCTGGAGAATCTCATCGGTCGGTTGAAAGGTCGCCCATCGTGACCATATCGGCGCGATGTTTTCCTGCAACTTGCTTGCACCTTGCTGAATAGACGTAAGCGCAGTCGAGTCAAAGATGCGCTCCATCTTTTTTTGGCCGGTGTTTTCGATGTTGAACAAATTACGCTGGGGCAAAAAGTATTCGTAAACGTCCGTCAATTGGTCATGCCAATAATGTTCTTGCGTGAACGCCTTTGCTTCGCGTGTTTTTAGCTCGCCAAGGTTCCCAAGTTGTGGAGGTAAATCGACCATGTGATATCCCGACCCTAACGTAAAATGCTATTGGTTGTCGTGCCACCACGGCGTAAACCGTATAGTCCGCCTGTATAAGAGCCAGCGGCACTTGATACACCGCCTGTTCGACTTGAACCGCCTGAACCGCCTGCGCGTGGACGTGAACCACGGCTGGAAACGCCGCCTAATAGCGACTTAATGCCAAGGGTGCCGCGTGATAATGCTCGTGCTCTTTCTTCCTGTTCTGCGATTTCCTCATCTAACGCCGCCGCTTGTCGACGTTCAACGGACAACTGTTGTGCTGTTGGTTTTGGTGCTTTTGGTGATTTCATTTTTACTCTCCCAGTAAGCTATTTTTCGGCGTGAACTTCTCACCGCGCCGCGTGAATTCTTCGCCGTCATACGACACAGCTAAACGACGGTTTTTTTCTTTCCTGCTTTCACGTTGACCGGTAAGCCTGCGCCCAGCCTTATCAATGGTACGCAATCCCTTACGAGTCTTTTGTTCAAGTTTTCTAAGCGAGCCTGTCATTACGTTTCCTCAAGTATTTATAAAGCTGATAGGGCGTCAAAATGAACGGGTTTCCTATGCCTAAAAATGCTTTCGTGTAGCCAACGCAAGTGTTCAACATCAACAGCGAACGTTTGCCTTTAACTAGCCGCGATTTTATCACGATACTCTCTTTAACAATATCCGATACATTTTCAACGGGAAGTATCTCAAAACCCTCGCGGCTTTTATTCGCACCAAACCATTGTTCGCCCACTTGAAACAGCACTAAACAATGCTTGATTTCGGGATGTAGCATCCAGCTCCACCAATGCGGGCCGTCATCAAGTGAAAAGACCACATACGCGTAATCACTAGAAAACATTAATCGACATCTCCGCGATTCTGGGGGCGCTTGAACGCTGTTGGCTACGTAATGCCTGTCTGCCCTCGCCTTCGCCCTGTAACGCGTATTCAAGGGCTTCTACGGGGTGTGAGTATTCGTTCTTGTCGGGTTCGTCCGTGTATTTCTCACCCGATACTTGAATGCGCCGATAGCAAAAACCGCCCTGCAATCCCTTCCTAATCATCTTGGCTTTAGGTGAGACAAGGAAACGTGGCTTCCCGTCCATCAATATTTCCTTTAACGGCAACTCGAGCGCGGCCCTACGCAATGCAGGGTCATTCGACATCGTGGGGGAAGCAGGCAAGCCAGCCGCACGGATTATCTTAAACGGCGTCTCACTGTTCGCTTGGTTCTTATTATCGCCCGATGGGTCACCCCATCCGCGAAACTTAAACTCGGGGTATTGGCCGTCAATATAGCGCTTGAGACTGGGTGCAAAATCTACCGCGCCGCTATCGGTCAAACAGTATTCATCGAAACAGTGCCAGCGCCCCATGCTATCGCGTTGCAAAAACGCACATGCTGGCGTTCGCCCGAAGTCAAAACCCAGCACAATCGGCACATCCTTACTGGGCACGTAATCAACACCCGCACAATGCACGCTGTCCGTGTACATGGGATGCACGGGCTTCCCGCTCGATACAAAGCCGTATTCGTTCGCAAGATTTACTTTTATCCAATCGTCAGACTTACCCTCCAGACCGCGTTTATAGTAATCCTCGGGAAGGTTAGATAGGTTCTCGGCTTCCTCGTTGAGATACCATCCGTCTGCCTCGCGATACACGCCACCCGCCTGCCTATGAAATGCCCAGCCTTCTGGTCGTATTTCCTCCGCGAGTTTGTAATACCAGCTATCCTCGTGCGGCGCGTTGGTGTCACCTATCAGCCCATAGTGTTTCGGCTTTATCCCCTCTTTCATCGACGGGTAACGACCACATCGCAGGTCGAGCATATCGACCACGGACTTTGACAGCTCTTTCGTCTCGTTTAGCCAGACCCACGTTGTCTGTATACCGCGCGCCTTCTTCACATGGTCGGGCCTATCAAACGCGATGAATATCACTTCGCTCTTTACCGTTGTCCCGTCCGTGAGATTGAACTCAATCGAGTGTGTCGGAGGCTGTTTATTACCCTCGCGGAACTGCCCCAAGTCGCCATGAATCTCGAGCCAATCCTTAATCGTGGTAGAGAACAGCTCGCTGTAGGTATTACGTGCGGCAATGATGCGTGAAAGGCGATAGCCATAGTTCGGGTGCGATTCACGCGTAACGGGAGGCTGTTCGCACATTAGCTCCAATAGCTTAAGAATGACCTGCACCGTCTTACCCGACCCCAGCGGGCCCATAATGAAGCTGTTACGGGCACGGCAATCCGCAAACTGCTCGAGCACCTTTCCCTGCGGCCTCATTACGTATTCAATAGTGGGCATTAGGCGAGAGCCTCGTTAATCGAAGCGTTTACGCGCGATTTGAAGCGTTATCTCGTTACCATCGGGCCCCGTTATTTCCTGAGCCTTGAGGTCTGGAATGTACTTAGCCATAAGCTTTAGGTGACCATTCAATGCAATTTCTTTGCGGCGAATCATGAGAGAGTCATATTCATTGTCGGCATCAATCAAATCTTTAATAATTTCAACGGCTTTTTCTTCATGCTTCTGTAAAGCCAATTGCTCT